CTTGTTATTGTTTCAGCCATTATGCTTGTCCTTCCAATCGTTTCATTTGATCATACATAAGGTCTGCACCTTTTTGTACACTTCCACCACCAGCGCCTCTTACGGCGTCAGCTGTCATTACAAATTCATTTTTAGATAATCTTGCAGGTACGTCATCTGCTCTTTCTTTTGCACCCATAGGTACAAATCCACCACCTCTTAAATCCATTTCGTTACCACCCATACTCATTAGTCCACCTTCAGCTTTCTTAGGTCTTGTACCTTTTTTCTTCATATCTTTTATAAGTTGTTTGATACCTGGATAGTCTTTTGCTTTACCTTTGTAAAGAATACCTTTAGGCATAAGCTCAATTACTTTACCACCTTTAGCTACACCCATTCTTGCTGCACCACGATCCATTCTAAAATATTCTCTTGGAGATAAAACAGGTTGATCTGCATCTTCTTGACCCATTTTGTAATTTCTATACTCATCAATTAAACCTGGTTTTAAAGAAGTTTGCCCAGCAAAATCTTTTAACTCTTCATACTCATCCTCTGATAATTGATCTAAAGGTCTTCTAAATAACATTAAAGATAGTTCATTTAATGAATCCATAACTTCTGGATTAGATGCTACTTCTACATTCTCGTCCATCATCATATCACCACTTGGTGTATCAATTTGTTCTTTCATATTAATATCCATAACGTCACCACCTCTAGCAAAATTTTCTCTAGCAAATTCTTCTGCAAATATTTCAAACGGAATAATTTTTTTAGAACCATCTTTTTTAGCCATTTCTAAATATCTTTCATATGCTGCTTCAAGTTCACTAACTCTACCACCGTCCGCGAGCCTTAGTTCTCGGATCGGTAATGGTTCAATTTCATCATCTAATTCTTCTAAAGATTCTAAACCTTCTTTGGCATATTTAAATGAATTATAAAAATCACTGTCTTCAAAACCACCATCTTCAAAAGGTTTACGTTCCATATCAAAATATCTAGGATCTCTTGGCATAGTAGGCATAGGCACTGGAGGCAGTCTGTCTGGATCCGGTTGCATTTCTGGCATTGGTATTGGAGGTAGTCTTTCTCCAGGTACATTTAAATCAGGCATTCTATCAGGTCTAGGCATAATTTCTTGACCTCTTCTAAGTCTATTTAAAATACTGTTACCACTCATGTCATCCATATTACCACCCATGTCACCTAAGTTTTCTGGCATCGCTGGAGTCTCTCCATAATAATCTTCAGCTCCTGCGTCTATTCCTATGTTAGGATTGTATCCATCATCAGGAGTACCTTGTGGACCTTGTGGACCAAAGCCTTCATTGGCATCTGACATTCTATTAATAACTTTTCTTTGTGCTACTTCTGGATCAACACCATATCTTTCTACTAAAATTTCTACAATTTTATCTCCAGTAGCAAGTATTGGATTTGTTTTAATTATTACTTCTATAATTTTATCTATATTATCTACACCTGCTCTAGCTAAATTTCCTATACCTTTTGATATACTTGGAATTCTTTGAAAGTCTTCTATAATTTGTTCTGTATCTACTCTGTCTCCCATAGCATAACCAACTCTACCACCTGATCTGTATCCGTATGTATCTAACATGTCATCAACTTCATCCATGTCCCACGTTCCGGTGTTCTTGTAGATTGCTCTTATAGCAGATCTTCTACCTGCTTTGTCAGCGATACCTTGTGCTGCTAGGTCTCTATTATATTTTTCTAATGCTTCTTTATTTAGTTCTGCTGCTTTGATTCCGTAATCAATTGATCCTTGAGCTCCAACCATTTTAGCTTGACCCATAAAACCTGAAGGATTTAATGCACTTTCTATTCCTCTTGCAACAGTAGTTGTTTTTCCTGTATCTCCTACTTCTCTGGCTTTATTTAAATAAGTTGCAAGTTTTCCATCACCACCTGCTAAGGAAGTTAATCCTTCATTTAAAGCGCTTGGAGCTGCTGCAAAAATACCTGCTCTTGCAATGTCTTTTAAATCTGCTTCATCGTCTGTAAGACCTCTAGTAACTGCTGCTTTTAAAAATTGATTACCACCTAATCTTGCTGCTAATCCTTGAGCTGCAAAAGGTCCACCTGGTATTAAAGCTGCTGCGTAAGGTATAAAAGGACGTATCTCCTTTGGTATAAACTTTTTAATCCTACGTCTGACTCCTGAAAAAAATCCCATATTTTATATCTCTATTATATTGTTGAAAAGCAAGATAGCAAGTCTTGTATATATGCTAGTGTTTGCTATTTTACTTGTTTTTATGTTCATAGTCAATCTAGAATGTATTAACACCAGCACCTAAAGGTATACTTTCCACAGTTATATTTACGTCTCTACGTATATGTTCTGCTTTAGTAGCGGTATTTGGATCTTGTACATCTGTTAATGCTTCTGCATCAGAAGCATATTCTTTTTTTGTTTCTGTATTAGTAAGTGTTACCTCACATTGTGGTGTAATTATTGGTACTGTTTTACCATCAATTACTTCATATCTAACTGAAGCTTTTGTTTCTATAAACGACATTATACGTCCTCTCTGTTAATTTCTAGTATAGAAGATACTACATGTAACTCATTAGCATCTGCTGCTTGAACTTTCAATATTTCATTTTCCATCAAAACTAAAGGTTCATTTAATAATTGTTCTGTTGCATTAGCACCAACAGCTTTAACTTTAAACAAACTAAAAACTGTTCCTGTCTGATTTGTTAAAGTTACAGTTATTGTAGTTCCACTACCTGCATCTTCTGAAACTAATAAAGATTTAACAATTGCTCTAGAGTTAGAAGGCACTGTGTATAAAACAGTATTATCAGTAGTTGATAAATCTACTTTAGAATTTAAATATACATTAGCCATTAACCTAAACCTAACCAAGTATATCGTTCTTGGTCCTCTTTTAGTTGTCTTAAAAATGTAGAATTTAATTGTTCTACAATAGTTGTTAATGCTCTATTAATTTGTCTTTGATTATCTTCGCTATATTCTTTTTTAGGTTCTGGTAATCTTACTACTACTTTTGTCATTATCTTCTTCCATCTGGTTGCAGGTCAGCTTGAAATGTACCAAATCTCCATGATTCACCTGATCCTGTATTTGCTATTTTAAGAGCAGCATATCTACCTCTTGCTCTTGTATCTACTTTAGTCGTAGTTGAGTCAATTGTAAAGGGACTTAAAGATGTTACTGTATTAGGATCTGCTGGATAATCAGCTACTGAAATAGTTACTTCTGCATTTCCTGTTAAAACTTTAAAGTTAGGTAAAAATCTTCTCATTGCTAAAAAATATTCTCCTATTCCTTGATCAGTTTGTAATGCAAAATCAAAAGATTCAATAAAAGAAGTCAATGTTGTAGTCGTTCCATCGGGATTAATTTGATCTGTACCTACTTCGTGTTCAAAAAATAAAGTTTGACCTAAACCAGATTCTCCAATTACTGTAGGAAATGTACCTGTGTTAGAACTTTTAAATGCAGTAGCATATGGTTTTGGATAAATTAAAGAATCTATCCAAGCAGTTCTTGTAGAATTTTCATTAACACCTGTATACCAATTACCCATTGGAGTAGGTGTATTAGTTTGACCATAATTATATGTAACAGATCTATTATTAAAATCTGCACCTTCAGTTGGATACCACCAAGTTACTTCTGTAAATAGATTATTAATACCTGCATTAATTTGTTGACCTTTAGTAGTTGCACAATCATCATAAACATAATCTTCTACACTACAAGGTAACGAGTTTACTGTACCATCAAATGCAAAGAAACCATTGTTAGACATCCAGTAAGCAACACCATCAATTTCAATAGCTGCGTTCTTACCAATCAATCCGCAGTTCGTGCCTACCTGTTCAAAACCAAATGTAAAAGGAGCTCCTACAAATTTCATTGTATATAAAGAGTTATCTGTCCAAACTAAAATATTTTCTTTCGCGGTCAACGCTCCAACAATTCTTGATCCATCTTGAAGTCTTTGAGATCCTGCACTGTTAACAGCTAAAATATCATACTCATTAATTTCTTCTTGGTTAGAAAACCTAATAAACATATCATCTTGTGTAGTTGGATCGCCGATAGTTACTTCTGTGCCAAAATGAATTAAATGTCTAGTTGTAGGAGATATTAAAGTTTCTCTTGTAGCTGTAGGATTACCTACTCCAGTTGCAATAGCTGTTGGAAAATCAGTAGTTGTAGTAGATGCTCTTGTTGTTAGTCTTGCTGTAATGCCTGCGTTCCATGTAAAAGTTTTGCCGTTAGCAACAGTTGCAACAAGTACTTGACCAAAATTATTTAAAGACCATAGACCTGGTTCTAGTGTAACTGTAGATGCTTCTACTGCATTACCATATCCAGTAAAATCTGTTGCATTAGTAACTACTGCAGAACTATTGTGAGCTGCTTCTGTTGTACCTAAAGCTCCTCTTGTTGCACCTGTAAAAGTATTTGTTCCTTTACCTGTGTATGTAATAAGTTCTGTACCAATAGCTAAAGTACCAACTGTTGGAAAACCTGCATTAGATGTAACTGGAATTATATTTACACTATCATTTATTCCAGAAGATAAAGTATTTGTTAATGCACCCGCAACAGTTCCACCAAATTGTCCAATACCAAATCCATAACCATAGGACTGTGCAGCGGGACCTACTCTTTCATAAGGTTGTACTGTCATAGATCCACCAGTAGACACTACACTTGTTGCTTGGTTTAAAGAATTAATTTCAAAGGTTGTAGGAGTTGGAACTGATAATACTTGAAATAATTTATCTTCAAAATCAGAAGCAGATAAACCTGTACTACCAGGTAATGTTACTGAATCTAAAATAATCATATCTCCTTCAATTAAACCATGAGCTGATGTAGTTGTAATAGTACATGTTTTAATAGATGTACTATTAGTTGCTAATGTAGATGATGTAAATGTTGTTTGAACTCCTGCGTTGTTACTACGAAAAGGAGTAATATCAAAAAGTTGTCCTTCAAAATATAAAAGTAAAAATTTATCTGTGCCAATAGCTGTATATCTGTTTCCTTCTAAATCTACAAACGAATGTAATTTTCTAGAAACACCTACTATACTTTGATTAAGTAAAGATTGCCAACCACCTACTTTTTCTGGAAGGCCATATCTAAATCTTACATTATCTGATTCAATCCAACGACCTACAGCACCAACACTAGTGTCTTGCTTGTCGATGCCTGGAGCAAATTTAACTTGTTGAAGAGCCATCTGATAGCTCCTATGCTGTGTTCGTTTTGTAAGCCCAGCCTCTTGTTGAATCTATGTAGACTAAAGTTATAGCTTGACCATTACTAGATAATGCTAAATTATTTGTTCCAGAATTTATAGGTTGACCATTTCTTTCAATAGTTAAGGCATTGGATGCAAAAGTTCCTCTTGCATCTACAAAAAATACTTCATCACCAACAGCTGGAGATGCAGGTAAAGTAATTGTAACAGTTGTTTGAGTTGTATCTACTAAAAGTTGATCACCTGCTACTGCTGTAAAAGCAGTCATTGCAGATGAAGTTACAGTAAAGTATGATTTTTCAGTAATTGCTTTAGATGTATTAGTTCCATCTGATTTAAGAAGCATAACTGCTCCATTCGGAACTGCAACTGGAGTTGATGAACTTGCAGTTTTTACACTTAAAGTATATTTGTTAGCTGTAGTTCTATCTGTTGCGTCTTCAATAATAAAAACTCTTTCAGAACCACTAGGCATAATTAAAGTTT